CACTGCTTACCCACCATCTCATAGGCAACAATCTTCTTATCACCCTCTATGAGTTTTCCTACAGGGTTCTTTAATTGCTGCTCCCTGGTAGGACAATCTGTTTTAGGTGATGGTGGTTTAGGTGGTGGTGGGGCAACAGGAGGTTTTACATCCTTTGGTTTCTCTGTTGGTTTTACAGGTGGAGGTGGTGGTGGATCCTGTTTAAGATCTAAGTTGTTTGGATCATATGTAAGGGGATTAAATGAGGGAGTACCTGCATCACAGATGGTAACTGATCCTTTATCATCCTCCTCCTTAAGATTAACATTCTCGCTACTATCCCTGTGTGATGTCACACAACCAGGCATATTAATAATTGGTGTTCCAACAATATCTGTGACTGGTGGATAAACTGGTAATGCTTGGGGAGGATCACTTGTTAACCACTTGGGCATGTCACGAATAAAAACATCCCCAATATCTATATTATCTGTTCTAATCTCAGGAATAGGCATCAGCAATCATTTAACGTTGTTGCTATCTCTCCACCTATTTCACTACCAACATTCATACCCAGTAATGTTGCCCAACCAGCAGCTAACCATCCAACATAGGGGATACTGGAGAGCACAGGGGCAAGTCCTGCTGTCATGCTAGCACCTACCATACCTCCTGTTGATTCTCCAGCGCCCTCCTGTTTGATGCATTCTAGGTTTTTTGCAGTCAACTTTCCCAATTCACCACCCTGAAGGTGACGACCTCCATCCATTGTGTACTCCTCTTCAGTCACAACCACAGAGTTTCCACCAATACCAAAGAACCCATTGTTCTTATTAATATTTTTTCTAACACCCATAACCTTGGGATCATTGGCATTATAATGAATTTTATATCCATCCTTAGTCGCATCAATACTGTAGGATGTATAGTCTCCCACAGGTAGATTTATTACAGGTAGATCATTCTTGTTAATTAGATGACCAAGAATACCAATGTGAGCAACACCAAAAAATGTTCCCACAGTTAATGCTGCCCATCTAAATGCTTTCATATTCAGAAGGGCAGACTAACATTACCTCCAATACCAGATACACCACCAGTTGCTCCTGGTAGTTCTGGAACAGCATTCTCAACAAGCCCAGGAAGGGCACCACTGACTGCCTCTGTAGCAGACTTGATGACCTGTTCCTTCACTCCCTCAACAATAGATTCTCTATTAAGGACAACATAACCAGTAACCCCTACAATTGAAAGGGATACTATACCAGAAAAAATAGAAATAACATTCACAATTTTCTGCATTGTAATATTGCACGGCGATGTATTTATCAGTGTTTATTTTTTATCCTCTTTTGTTTTATTATATATTATTACTTTTTTACCATCATGAGTAAAAATTAACTCATCATCATGGTCCCAACAGAGCTCCTCATATAAAGCATTTAATTTCTCCATGTCTTCAAAAAGAGCATTAGGATTAGGCATCAGTAAATTTCCTCCTCACTTAACGTGAATTTTGCCTCTCATGCCTGCTGCATGATGATGTCCACAATAGAAATCATAATCTCCAGCATCAGCAAAGATAATATCTTGGGACTGACCAGGACTGAAGAATAATGCCTCTCTGGATAGATCAGGGCGACCATCCACAATAATATTATGAGGTGGGAGCATACCATTTACAAAATGGATTTTTTCTCCCTTGTTTATTGTAATATTAGATGGTTCAAATAAAAGGAGACCATCTGAATTCATAGTCACGTCAACTGCCCATGCAGGGGCAGCAAGGAAAAGTGTTACTAAAAGTGTGATTAGAAATTTCATACGATGTACTTGTCAATGATTTCTAGTTGTTCATGGTAATGTGCAATCAGACCTATTTCTTTTTCAATAGATTCCATGATGTCTGTGTGCTCACCAACACCACCAGGACTATTGAGAAAGATCTCAACATTCATCTGATGCTTTTTAATCTGCCCATTAGCATGTTGCATGAGGGCATCAATCATTTTTTCTCTTAGTGGGTTTCTCATATTATTCAAGTGTGCCATGAGCACGGCGGATTTCACGAAGTTGGCCAAAGTCCTTTTGCTTTGTACCTCCATCATAAGCCCAAGCGTATCCTTCGTCAATCATTTGTTCATTGAGGGACAGGTCTGAGTCCCCAACGTATAACCAGCCAAGAAGACGCCCATATTTCCCAACCCCACCAATAAGTTCAGTCCTAACAGACAACTCATCGTCACCACGAAGTGTGGTTTCCAGTTTCTCTTTGAGCCAGTTGGTTGCGTCAATTCCAAGGGCCTTCTCCTCCTTGTCTCTGGTACGTTTTTCTGGTGTATCCACTCCAGCAACCCTTACCCTTTCTTTTTTGAGTAGGTCAAATCCTAAATCAATAGTAACATCTATAGTATCTCCATCAACCACCCTGTTGATCTTCACTACACGGAAGTTGTAGCAGCTCTTCCTGCTTGGTGGTGTCAACGCTGCCATTAGAATCCTCTTTCATTCTCAATATATAGGCAATATAAAATGATACGCCCACTAAAAGTATGGCAATCATGACAATGACTGACCATACTGGATCATTAGGATTATCCAATGGTCTCAGGAATAAATTCATATATCTAATGCAGCATCCAATGCCTCTTTAGCAGATATAAAAATAAAATGCAAAGCACCTGAATTCTTTGCATATCTATGTTCTCCCATAACAAAACCTAAGGATTCATCCATTGGTCCACAATCATCTCTAAACCCAATTGGTTCAACAAAATAAATTCCTGCATGAGCAATTGTCTTCCACCCAATATCTATGAATCCTAATTCTCTAAGGGCGCATTCAAGTTTAAGTGAATGACATGCTTCTTGTAGTTTCATCTGTTATGTTTAAGAGGCCAGGTTACATGGAGTGTATAACAAAGTAAACCAGCAAAACCAAAAACAAATAAAGCAGTCATGGGTTTCTAGGGTCCATTCCCATATCTATTAGATATTGATACCACCAGTCAGCATCCTTAATATATCTCCAATTAGGAACTGGAAGATCCCTCTCTACTGTGTAGTATTGATATAGGGAATCATCTATAATCTGTGCGATGCGTAAACTCTTCTTCCTCTTCGTCAACGTCCTCATATGGGTTTGCCACATAAGGTCCGTGTGGTTTTTTGGATTCTGCTCTGACATACCTTTGCTCATCGCTGGCTGCTGCAATCCATAAACTTAATTTCATCACAATCCATATGAAAACTAATGGTGTAAAACATGCTATTAACACATATTTATTCACATTACCTCTCCCCAGGTATCCCACCTGTCCTTAAAGAAAAAATTAACATCAGTAATGGTTCCATCTGGTGTTTCCTCATCAGACTCTGCCCAGATGTGACAGAACTTATGCATCTTATATGATGCATTGACTTCCCTTACCCCATACATCCTTGCTAATGCTGTCATGGCAAAACCATAACGCATTTTAACTTCTTCTGGTGTCATCTTTCTGCTCTGGTAGGTCACATTTTCTTAAACTATCTGCCTTTATCATAAAATCACAGGTAGTTTTTTCCAACTTCACAGGGTGTGCTGTTCCATGACCATCATAGGCATCAGTATCATAATAATCATTATCACCCTTAATAAATCCAAAACAGAATGTTACCAATACAAATGGGATTGAGATCCATACAAGTGCGTCTGATAATATCATTTGAAAAATACCTTAACACCTACTGAAGTTCTACCAGTTGTAAAATCATGAACACTTGAAAGGTGTTCAGCAAATATCTTCAAATCATCACCATACTCAACACCTATTGAGGCAAGTGGTCCATCAAAATTATCTTTTTTGTCAAAGGTTGAATTATTTACACTGATACCAGAATAAATTGTTAGATCCTTTGTTACAGGTGCTAAAAACTTTACTCCAGCATGGTTTACACCAGGATAATCATCACATTGCATTGGTGATGAAAGATGTTCAGCAAATAATCTCACATTTTTATGAATATCGTATTCAATACCAAACCCTCCCATGGGCTCTTCAAACTTAAATTGCTCATTTTTATCAGTGACCTGATGATTAAAACTTATGTATGTTTTAACCTCATCAGGTGTGACCGCACCAATTGCTCCTGTGGCAAGTATGCCAAAAATGGTCTGTGCTCCAATACATATGCTCATTAGACATGTCCTCCAAACATAAAACGCATTGCACTGAGTATTCTATTTCCTGTTGATCCTAGTCCTCTTGAGTTAAAGCGCGCATACAGAGCATTGCTAATAACAGGGGCAGGAACACTGAGATCAACAGCAGTGTTGACAGTCCACCTACCCTCACCAGAATCTGATACTGATGTGTCAAACTTATCCAATGTTGGATTACTACGTAGTACATTCGCAGTAAGATCAAGTAACCAACTACTAATGATGCTACCGCGCCTCCACAACTCAGCAACCTCACCAACATTAATATCATAGCAGTAATTTTCTGGGTCTGCCATGGGAGCTGCTTTGGCTCCTGCTCCTTCAACATAACTCTTTCCTAAATTTGCTGAGTCTAAAATTTCAAATCCCTCAGCATATGCTTGCATAATTCCATATTCTATACCATTGTGAATCATCTTCACAAAGTGACCAGCACCTGGTGGTCCACAATGTAACCAACCATATTCAGCACTGATTGCATTCCTGTAGGGATCAGTGCGGGGGGCAGAGGCAATGCCGGGAGCCAGTGCGCGAAAGATTGGAGAGCAAGCTGATACTGTTGTAGATGAACCTCCAACCATAAGACAGTATCCACGGTCCATACCATGAACACCACCACTAGTGCCACAATCAATATATTGGATGCCAAATTTTGTAAGGTGTTCTGCCCTCCTCCTACTTTCCTTAAAATTGCTATCGCTGCAATCAATAATAATATCTCCGTTACCACAGTGTAATAGTAACTCATTAAGTGTTTCCTCAACTGTTTCTGCAGGTATTGCCATTAAAAAAATACCAGTTCCAGGGTTGTCATACATCCCCCAACCAGTCTTTACCTGTTGGACAAGTTCTTTAATTCCAGTGGTTACACCATCAACAAAATCATTTTCATATGCCTCTTGGGCCTTCTCATAATCCCTCCTGTAACCCCATACCATGATCTCTTGTTTTCTGAGAAGGCGAGACATGTTAAGTCCCACCCTTCCCAAACCAATCATTCCAACCTTCATCTAATACTCTCCACTATGCCTTTGATAATGTCAATGTCAATGCCCATGAATGGTGGCACTATACCAAGTAATCTTAATAAACCATCAAGAAACAAGGCAAGCACTATTGTTCCCAATATCATACTAATGATAGAGGCATTGTGATTGTGTTGTTTGATAGCAGCAGCAATCATAACCTCAACCTCATGTTTAGAGATGGTATGAGATGGTTTAATCTCATCAAATCTGTGAGTCATTAGTAGAAAAAAAATGTTTCAGTTAGATTTATGTATGTAACTACATTTTGAACTTTTCATCAGATTGTGGGACAATGCTGACAGGAGCCTGTTCAATTCTAATGACCTGGTGAGGTGCTGTCTGAGCAGCCTTCTCAATCAGTTTCTCCATCTGCTCCTTGGTGATTCCACCACCTGCACCACCATTAGCACCTTTCTTAGCAGTCTGGACACCAAAAGTAGCTAAAACCCCAGTGAAGACACTGGCAATGAAAGTAGGATCCAGTTTCTGTTCAGGGATTTTTAACGCTGGTGGTAGTTTGATGTAGGCAAGGGTGAGGATACCCCCACTCCATATTAATATACCTAGTCTAACAAATGTTGAGAGGATTGCAAGTTGCTCCTCCTTATCATCTGTAGCATCTTTAAGTTTTCCTATTATCCCCTTCTTTTTGGGTTCCTCTTTCTTAACATCCTTGACTTCATCTGGCATCTTAAGAAAGCAGCTAATAATATTTAGAGAAGGACAGGATATCACTCATCTTTAGTGAACCAATCAATACCCTCCCTACTAGCTAGTTTATCCACATTATGAGGATCCACCTCACCCTTTGGCAAATAAGCAAATTCTCTCATGGCATATACTGATGGATCCATGGTAACACTTGTTGGTAGTCTACCAAGTGCCACATTGTCAAAGTTAAGTTGATGCCTATCAAATGTAGAGAGTTCATATTCCTCTGTGTGTGATAGACAATTTGTTGGGCAGTATTCCACACAATTTCCACAGAATATACACACACCAAAATCTATGGAATAGTTTCTCAACTCCTTTTTCTTACTCTGTTTATTCATAACCCAATCAACAACTGGAAGATTGATTGGACAGACACGAACACACACCTCACAGGCAATACACTTATCAAACTCATAGTGTATCCTTCCCCTATATCTCTCAGAGGGTATTAGTTTCTCATAGGGATATTGTACTGTAATGGGTCTACGTTTCATGTGATCAAAAGTCACACTGAAACCCTGTGCCAGATACTTAGCTGACTTGACGACTTCCTTCAGGTAACCAAAGATTGAGTTGTTGGTTGTCATTTTGTGGAAGTTCATTGAGTTTGTCATAAGCATCAAGATATTTTCCTGTTATCTGTGTCTCTATCCTCCTCATCTTATGAGTCACAGTAAAGTATCTATGTGTCTGTTGTTGTTTATTTCTTTCTAAAACACTCTCATTCATCACCTTTTTTCTTAATTTGATGACAGCATCAAAGATAGCCTCTGGTCTTGGGGGGCAACCAGGTAAGTATAGGTCAACTGGTATCAACTTGTCCACCCCACGAACAGCAGTAGTGGAATCTGCACTAAACATGCCACCAGTAATGGTGCAAGCACCCATGGCTATGACATACTTGGGTTCTGGCATCTGTTCATAGAGTCTTACCATTGCTGGTGCCATCTTCATGGTTACAGTGCCTGCCACTATAAGTAAATCAGCCTGCCTTGGAGATGATCTTGGAACCAGACCAAACCTATCAAAGTCAAACCTTGACCCCAATAAGGCAGCAAACTCAATGAAACAGCAGGCTGTCCCATACAATAAAGGCCACAATGAAGACAACCTTGCCCAGTTGTGAAGGTCATCTAGTGACGTTAGGATAATATTTTCTGACAGGTCAGTGGTAACCTGAGGACCAACAGGACCACAGGAGGCTTCCCTTAAATCACGCACTGCTCTTACTGATGGAGTGGTCATATCTCTTTTTATCTTATGTAGAAAAAAAGGGACCTTTTCAGGCCCCTGCTCCCTGATAAACAGGGGTCATAACACCACCATCAGGTGGCCCATTGTCATCATCATCAGTCTCAACCATCAGTAGCATAAAAAAGAATGGTGTGAGAAAAAAAATAATAGTTTGTGACCATTCAAAACTCATGACTCTTGACCTTGTGATTGTTCACTGGTAGCACGAGTGGCAGCAACTAAGGGCAAGAGGAGTAATACCGCTGCCACATAAAAACCCCAAGCCATCACCAGATACCAGGGATGAGTTGACCTGTTGCTGCATAAGATCCCATTGCTGCAATGACTCCAATCATTGCTGCCCAACCATTGATGCGTTCTGCTTTTTCGTTCATTGTTTTATACCTTAGAGAGTTTTTTTAAAAGTTTGATCATTAATTAGATCAGGCAAGGAAGGTTCCTGCATTGCGAAGAAGACCAAAAAAGAATACATCACCAGTGGATGCATATGAAACCAGTGCTGCAACAAAACCAAGCATTGCAACCCTGCCATTTAACTTCTCAGCCTTTTCATTATGGGTGACATACCCATAACGCTGTGCCTCTGTATCATAGTACATTCTGGGCTCTTTTGCCCACATGTTTGTCTGGCCAAATTCATTAGTTGTTACAGTCATTTACCTAATGTAATGATTCTTTACATACTATATATGTTTTCTTAACTTTTGTCAAGCTGTTCGCTTCTTAGACTGGCAACCTCCCTGATCAGATCATTGTGATCCCTGACCAGTAACATATGTTCATTCTCAAGATCCTCAACACGATATTGAAGTCTCTCTATTAGTTCATAAAGATTCCTACAACGTGCTATATTTTCCTCTCCCCTATCTGTATTGGTAAAGAACCATTTAAAAAAGTTCTTCTTTTTCTTCTTACTCTTTTTCATTAATGCTCTCCACTGCTGCAAGTGCCTTCAGTCTCACACTCTCAGGCAGGGCAACATATCCCATCCCTTCAGACATACCCTGTGCCTCTTCACTCAACATAAAGTTAAGGGCTTCCTTCACTCCAGGTTTTGATTCAGGGTAAGCAAGGATCCAGGTCAGTGAGACAATGGGATAGGATAGTTCACCAGCAGGGTTAGGGTCTGTTCCCCTCATTTTGTCATCTAGTTTAATATTAGCAAGACCATAAGCAGAGGATATTGGATTTGCTTTCAGGAAAACACCTGCCTTGTTCTGTAATGAGACCTGTTCCAATCTAGATGTCATCACATAATTATAGTTCAGATAACCAATAGAACCCTCCCTTTGAAGCATCTGCGCAGCAACACCAGAGTTTCCCTTTGCACCTATACCCACAGGCCACTGAACTGTTTTTGCTGCGCCATATTTACTCTTCCATTCAGGAGAGAATGCTGACAATGAGTTGGTGAATCCATAGGTTGTCCCAGCACCATCAGCACGATATACAACAGTGATAGGTACATTACCACAACCAAATTCTTTCCAGTTGTGTATCTTGCCCATGAAGACATCAGCAACTTGTGTCTGTGTCATCTTAACATCACACCCTGGAACATTGAATGCTGGGACTATGGCACCCCCTGTGACAGGAATATGAATCATACCACCCTCAGGTATCTTTGAGTCCTTTACAGCAGCATCTGAGGCACCAAAGTCAATTGTCCTCTTTTCAAACTGCCTAACACCTGCACCACTTCCAGTTGCTTGATAATTAACCTGATTACCAGTCTTCCATGAATACTTAGCAAACCAAGACTGATAAAGTGGTGCTGGGAATGTTGCTCCTGCCCCTGAGATCTTGAAAACATCCTTCTTTTCTCCACAGGATGCAAGAATGGGTGCTAACAGGGCAGCAGCGAGAAATGCTTTTTTCATATTAGGTCTTAATGACATCACTATTTTAACATGCTTAATGGGGTTTTAACCATAAAAAAGGGACCTCTCGTCAGAGGTCCCATACAAGTGTCATGACAACTTGTTATATTATCCTACAACCTATCAGAAGCTGTACTTAAGTCCAAGCTTACCACCCAAACCAAAATCATCCTCATCATCAGCAGTCAGGAACGACAGCTCACCATAGACGCCAATGGCATCAGTTACAGGAACGCCAACACCAGCCTTACCAGAGAACTGAGTGTCAGTGTCCTC